CCCGCGCCCGCGCCGCCGCCCGTGCGGCCCAACTCCGTGAACACATTGGTGACCTCGACGAGGGCACTGACGAGTTCTATGTGCCGCCGAGCATGGTGCCGGACGGCTGGACCTACGAATGGAAGCGCCGCACGATCTGGAACCAAGAGGATCCGGCCTATACCGTGCAGCTCGCCCGCGACGGCTGGGAAGAAGTGCCGCTCAATCGCGACGCAACTCATCAGGCCATGATGCCGAAGGGCTGGTCGGGCAACACGATCGAGCGCAAGGGCATGATCTTGATGGAGCGCCCGAAGGAAATCTCGGACGAAATCCGCAACATCGAGCTGCGCCGCGCACGCCAGCAGGTCCGCATTAAGGAAAGCCAGCTCGCTGGCACGCCTGAAGGCACCCTGTCTCGCGACGCAGATCCGCGTGTCCGCCCGAACATTAAGAAGTCGTTCGACATGCCGATCCCCGAGGATCTGTAGTCAAAAAGCCCTTGTAGCGCAGTGGTAGAGCAACGGTTTTGTAAACCGTAGGTCGTGGGTTCAAATCCTACCGGGGGCACCAATTAGGGGCGCATTCGTGCGCCCCTTTACTTTTCTACGCTACTGGTTGTAGTATGCCCTCACAGGCGACCTTAATTCGCCTCAGACCTCCCCGGCGTGAGGTCTTAGCACTCTCCGTCTCTTAGTGCCCCCGGTGTGGCATGATGGGACTTCCCGTAAAAAGGAGGATCCGTCATGGCGAATACCAATGCGCCTTTCGGTTTCCGTCAGTATCAGGGCACAGGTTCTGCCCCGACTTACGAACAGGTTACGGCCTCTATCGGCTACAACACGACAAACATCTTCTTTGGCGACCCGGTCGAGCCCGTCAATGACGGCACTATTGCTCAGGGCGACGGCACGACCGCTGCTGCTGGCATTGCTGGCATCTTCATGGGCTGCGAATACCTCTCGGTCTCGCAGAAGCGCAAGGTCTGGTCGAACTACTATCCGGGTGGCACAGACCCGGCTTCTGGCACGATCGTTGGCTATGTCTGCAATGACCCGAACGCTAAGTTCGTTGTTCAGGCTGCGTCGTCCATCTCGGGCGGCATTGTGCAGGCTGACGTCGGCGCGACCGCTGGCTACACCATTGGCTCGGGTAACACCGCCACTGGTATCTCGGCTGCCACTCTCTCTGGCGTTGGCCCCACAACGGCTACGCTTCCCTTCCGCATTGTTTCTCTCGTGACTGACCCTCCGGGCGCAAACGGCACAGAAATTGGCACGTCCAATTATGTGATCGTGGCGTTCAACAATGTCACCACGAAGAACCAGACTGGCATCTAAGGAGTAAGGCGCTATGGCTGTTAATCTTTCTGCCATCAAAGACCTGCTCCTCCCCGGCCTCCGTGGGGTTGAAGGTCAGTACGAACAGATCCCGTCGCAGTACGACAAGATCTTCACGAAGCACGACTCGAAAATGGCTCTGGAACGCACCGCTGAGATGCGCTTCCTTGGCTACGCTCAGTTGAAGACCGAAGGCGGTCAGACGGCGTTTGACAACGCTGCTGGCGAGCGTTTCGTCTACAATCAGGAGCACGTCGAAATCGGCTTGGGTTACGCGATCACCCGCAAGGCGATCGACGACAACCTCTACAAGAGCCAGTTCGCTCCGTCGAACCTCGGCCTGACGATGTCCTTCTCGCAGACGAAGGAAATCTACGGCGCGAACGTCCTCAACACAGCCACCACATACAATGCGGCGGTTGGCGGTGACGGCGTTGCTCTTGTTTCGGCCTCGCACCCGATCGACGGTGGCGTGATCTCGAACTACACCACGAACGACCTGAACGAAAGCACGCTGCTGAATGCGATGATCGCAATCCGCACGAACTTCAAAGATCAGGCCGGTCTGAAGGTGTTTGCTCGTGGCCGTCGCCTGATCATCCCGCCTGCTCTGGAGCCGGTTGCTATCCGTCTGACGAAGACAGAATTGCGTCCGGGTACAGCAGACAATGACGTGAATGCGATCATGTCCACGGCCGGTGGCCTTCCTGAAGGCTACATGGTCAACGACTACCTCACCAATGCTCGTGCGTGGTTCCTGCTCACGAACATCGACGGTCTGTCGTACATGGAGCGCATCAAGTTTGAAACAGACCTCCAAGTCGATTTCACAACTGATAACCTTCTCGTCAAGGGCTATGAGCGTTACAGCTTCGGCTACTACAACTGGCGCTCGATCTACGGCGCTATCCCGACCTAATCGGGTATTGGCGGGGCTTCGGCCCCGCCTTTTATCTTGGCATCCTGATCGCGCTGACCGGCCAAGCGGACGCTGCACAGACAGTGCGATCGTATCGTGCAGGAGGTTCCTATGGGAACAACTACATTTACTGGCCCGGTTAGGGCTGGCGACATTCTCAACACCAGCGGCACAACGCTGGGCACTGACGTCGCAAACGTCGGTTATGTTGTGATGGCGCAGTCGTCTGTGTTTACGCAGGCTTCTGGTGACACATCCATTGTCATCCCCGCAAATAGCCAAGTCCTCAGCATCTCTGCCAACGTGACAACTGAGTTCACTGGCGCAGCCACGACATTTGGCGTCGGCACAACTTTGTCCGCCACATTCTTCACGGCTGCTGCTGCCCTTGATGGCGTTGCGTTTGGTATCTCGGCCGCCGCACCCGGCGACGACGCTACTCGCGCGGCGAACTGGGTCGATGTTGGAACAGTTGACCGCAAAGTTGCTGTCACTTCGACCAACACGGGCTCCGGCGTCGGCGTCCTCACTGTCACATACATTCAGGCTATCAACCTGACAGCCTAATAGGAGAGAGATCATGAAGGGTAAAGCTCCCAAGTCTGGTGCGATGAAGCACACAGCTTATTCCGGCGGTGACAGCAAGGTCGCTTCGGAAATGATGAAGGGCGATGACGGCTTCAAGCGTGGTGGCAAGACCATGGGCAAGGCCGATGGCGTCATGTCGAAGGCTCACGCCGGCCGCAAGCCGCGCAAGTCCGGCGGCGGCGTCCTGTCGTCGGCATCTGGCCCCGGCACGCCTCGTGGCAAGGCTTCGCACTACTGAGTTCTGTCTCAGTTTTGTAGCTATCTACGGGGGCTTCGCGCCCCCGTATTTGCAATGGAGGGCGAAATGTCAGGTGCTTGGACACGCAAGGAAGGAAAATCTCCTTCTGGTGGCCTGAATGAAAAAGGCCGCGCATCTTTGCGCGCTCAAGGCCACGATATTAAGCGCCCGCAGCCCGAGGGCGGCTCACGCAAAGACAGTTTTTGTGCTAGGATGACCGGAATGAAGCGCAAGCTTACCGGATCTGCCAAGGCTGCTGATCCTGACAGTCGCATCAATAAGGCGCTCAGGAAGTGGGACTGCTAAAATGACTTCAAAGCCTCAAAATTCCGGTTTGTGGGGCCGCGCAAAGGCAGCCGCCAGAGCCAAGTTTGATGTTTACCCGTCGGCCTATGCAAATGCTTGGGCCTCGAAGTGGTACAAATCACATGGCGGCCGCTGGTCTGGCGACGACAATCGCGTCAACAAGGCCGAAGGCGGTGGCCTCGGAAAATGGTTTGCCGAAGATTGGCGTGATGTAAAAACCGGCAAAGAATGTGGTAGGATAGAAGGCGAAAAGGGCAAGCGTCCGTATCCTGCATGCCGTCCTGCTTCTGCCGCCTCTTCAATGACAAAAGGCGAAAAAGCTTCGATGGCTAAGAAGAAGACAGGCCCTGCAAGAAAGTCTTGGCCTGTTTCGCCGTCAGGCGCAAAGAAGGAAAGTTGAGATGCAGTTTAAAGACCTCACAAAAACTGGAACGGGTCGCAGCGCCATCTGCGTTGTTGACGACTTCCAGACCCCCTTCAACGTCGGCGTCGCAGTCACGCTCAGTGCAACTGCCACCTTCACTGTCGAGTATTCGCTCGACGACCCAAATGCTGAAGGCTATTCGGCAGGTTCCGCTTCGTGGTTTGTTGCTCCCGGCTTTACGTCTGGGTCGGCAGCAATTGCTGGCGCGCTCACAATCCCCTGCCGTGCGATCTGCCTCAACGTCTCCGCCAATACCGGCACTGTGACGGCGAAGATTGTTCAGGCTGGCCCTGTCTAAGGGATAAACAATGGCAACGAGCGGCACATACGCTTTCAATCCGTCACTTGGTGAGCTTACGCTCTATGCGTATAACCTCATTGGCGTGCGGAATACTGCGCTCCTGCAGGAGCACATGGAAGCCGCTCGCATGGCCGCGAACCTCCTGTGCTCAAACTGGAGCAATAGGGGCGTAAACCTTTGGGCCGTCGATCTCGTTACGACGCCGCTTGTTCAGGGGCAGTCGTCTTACAACGTGGATCTCAACACTGTTATGATCCTCGACGCCTACATCGAGACGACGTCCGGTGGCCAGCCGATCGACCGCATCATCATGCCCGTGAGCCGCACGGAATACGCCAGCTACCCAAATAAGGATCAGCAGGGCTTTCCGACTGTGTTCTGGTATGACCGCCTGATCGGCACTGTCTCGCCAAATAGGCCGACTGTCACGATCTGGCCCGTTCCAGACGGACAAAGCGCGCAGACGCTGAAGTATTATCGCGTCCGCCAAATCCAAGACGCCCAGATTTCGAATGCCACGCAGGTCGAGATCCCTTACCTCTGGCTCGACGCCTTTGCGTATGGTCTCGCCGCGCGGCTGGCTCTCATCTGGGCACCCGACAAAACACAAGTTCTCAAGCCCCTCGCTGACGAGGCTTATACGGTCGCCGCCGAGCAGAACATCGAGCAGGCGCAGCAGTATATTTCTCCTCAGATTATGGGCTACTTCAGGCCATAAGGGGGCTTTATGGGTTACGCCTCACGTTCCGGCCGCGCATCTACAAGCGCAACAAATCCGCAGGCTCATGCGATATGCGACCGTTGTGGCTTTCGCTACAACCACGTCAGCCTGAAGTGGCAGTACGACTGGCGCGGCGCTTCGCTTCAAAACATTCGCCTGCTGGTCTGCAATAGCTGCTACGACGAGCCGCAAGAGCAGCTCCGCGCGATCATTATTCCGGCGGATCCTGTGCCGATCAATCAGCCGCGCCTGCAGGACTTTGTTGCTGCTGAAAGCAACACCCGCGTCACATCCGGTTTGAACTCGGTTGATCCAGTTACCGGCATTCCTGTGCCCGGCGGCAACACGCGCATTACGCAAAACAACAACACGCGCGTCACGCAGCAGACTGGTGAGCCCCCGAACGGCCTCAACGAGCTTCCGGGCACAAGCCCGACAGTTCCGAATGATGCTGGTGGAAATGATCCGGGCCTTCCGTATAATAACACTGACGTTCCAGAGACAGGGCCGCTGACATGAGCAATGTGCAAATCCCGAACCTTCCCGCCGCAACGGGCCTCAGTGGCTCTGAGCAGTTTGAAGGTGTCCAGAGCGGAACTTCAGTTCGCATTTCTGCCAGTCAGATCGCCACTTACATTTCGTCCGCCTACCCGGCTCCGGGCATCGCCAGCGTCGATGGCGCGGCTCCGATTGCTGTTAGCACGGTTGGCAATGCCGCCACGGTCTCGCTTGATCTGCAGGGCGTCACAAATGCCTACATGGCGACGATGCCCGCTCGCACGGTCAAGGCCAATGTCACGGGCGCTTCTGGGGCTCCGACAGACGCGACTGTCAGTCAGGTTCTGGACACGTTTGGCACCACAAAGGGCATGATGCTGTACCGTGACACGACCTCTTGGGTCGCGCTCACGTCTGGAACCGCCGGGCAGGTTTTGACCGCACAGGGCACGACTGCCGCTCCGATTTGGTCAACTCTGTCTATTTCTCCCGGCAGCATCGCGCCGACAGGGGTTACGGCTGGCACTTATGGCTCGGCCTCTACGGTTCCTCGCTACACAGTCCTTGCCAGCGGCCAGTTGAGCGCGGCCTCGAATGTGGCGATTGTTATCCCCAGCACGTCAGTGACTGGCCTTGGCACGATGGCGACACAGAATGCCAACACGGTTGCTATTACCGGCGGCAACATCGACAGCACGACGATCGGCGCTTCTACGCCTGCGGCTGGTTCTTTTACGACACTGACATCCACTAGCTCGACCAACCTCGGCACTATTTCGTCTGGCGTTTGGAACGGCACGCCTATTGCTGTTCTTTATGGCGGCACTGGCGCTACGACGGCCTCTGGCGCTCGCACTAATCTTGGTGCGGCGGCGTCTGGCGCAAACAGCGACATCACCAGCCTGTCTGGCCTGACCACGCCACTTTC